TTTATTTAAATCATTTTGTGCCGAACATCCTAAACTTGTAGATGATGGTTTTAAAAAAGAAATATATGTTATGGCAACAGAGATAGTAAAACTAGAAGATAAATTTATTGACTTAGCATATAGTCTAGGTGATATCGAGGGATTATCTGCTGATGATGTTAAACAATATATTAGATATATAACAGACAGAAGATTATTACAATTAGGATTAAAGACTACATTTAAAGTAAAAGAAAATCCACTATCATGGTTAGAGTGGATATTAAATGGTGCAGACCATACAAACTTTTTTGAGAATCGTGTAACCGAATATGAAGTTGCAGGCTTGTCAGGCACTTGGGAATCTGCATATACATAGTAAGGATACAAAATGGCGATTAAAGAAATAGTATGTGAATCATGCGAGGCTTCATTTACAATAGAATACGAAATGTTAGGACACCAGTATAAAGTAAAGGTATGTCCATTTTGTGGCTCTGAATTAGATGAAGATGGATTGCATGAAATTGAAGTGATAGATGATGACAACCCCTACGAAATTTAAACCAGTTATACTAAAAAATGTGTGCTCAAAAACATATCTAAATATGTTTATGCACATGTTACCTAAGTCAGACACATGGCAAAACAAAGAAGAACACAATATAAATTACAAAAAGATTAATTTACAAAAATTAAATATTGTAACTCATGGTAAATATGACAATGAATTACTGGGTGGAATTGCAACAGGATTACTTGCACAAATCTATGACGCTGGTGGAAAAGAATATCTTACACCAGAAATGCACTTTTGTGCTATAAGTGTAAAAACTAAAAACTATCCACCAAACTTTCATGTAGATGATTGGGGTGAGGGTAGATTAAAAGTATTAGGAATATTAAACTCAGATTGGAATAGTGAAAAAGATGGTGGTGGATTTATATGTGATGGTGTTGCTTATAAATTAAACCCAACAGATTTTTTAATATTTGATTCAAATCAAACTCATGCAAATGACACAATCACTAGTGACAAGGATAGGTATGCAATAGATTATATGTTAACGGCAAAATAATTATGAAGACACAATCAGCAAAAGCAAAAGGTAGAAAATTACAACAGTGGATGAGAACTTTACTCATTGAAAAATTAGAAATACATCCAGAGGACATTGAATCAAGAAGTATGGGCGCTGGTGGTGAAGATTTAATTATGGCAAGAGCTGCTAGAGAAAAGTTTCCATTATCAATCGAATGTAAAAATCAAGAAAAAGTAAATGTATGGGAATCATATAAACAAGCAGAAGAAAATTCTAAAGAGTATGAACCAGTAGTAGTAATTAAAAGAAACAATGCAAAACCATTAGTCGTTGTAGACGCTGAATACTTTGTTTCTTTGTTTGATAAATAATAATATGAATGCATTTTTAAAAATATTATTTGAGTTTGGATTACCTATCTTCGCTGCCATAGTGATGGGTTTCTTTATATATTTAATTATAAAATATATTTTAGAATCTGTTGTTGGTCAAGTAAAAGGTATGCATGGTATTATCATGGCACTTGATAACAGAGTTAAGTCGATGAACAACGATATGATAAAATTAGATTTACTTATATCACACTCTTTAAATTTAAAACCAGATGAAGATAGAATCGCAAGAGCAGATGGTAAAAAAGACGCTAGGCGTGATTAATGAAAACTAGTACAATTATAGAAATAATAAATCAATATGGATTTGCAACCATAGCTGCTATCGGTATGGGATGGTTTATATATTTTATATACAAATATGTGACCACACAAATTAAAAAGAAGCTTGGTGAAATGCATACAGTCTTGATTGCCTTGATAGATAGAGTAAGAATGTTGGACAATGACATCATAAGATTAAGAAGCAAGGTCAATACTGTCCTAGAATTGAGAGAAAAAGAGAAAAAAGACCCACCAAAAAAGAGAAATAAATAAGTCAATTCTTATAAATATAGGCATGATAACACTAGAATTTAAAAAGATAGTGTTAGTATCCTTTGTCTTATGCCTTTCCTTGATACATACTAGCACAGCAAGTGAGTTAACTCACAAGTTTGGGAATCCTGCTTTTAGTAAGGAGGGATATTCTCAGCACGCTTTATCAATCGAACAACTTCAATACACTAGAGAGAATGACAGAATGAAAGATGTAAAATCTGCATTGTCTCAAGCAGAGAGAGATGAGAAAAATAAAACAATTAATAAATTTATTGCGAATGTAGAAAGTCGTATCTACGCTAACTTATCTAAACAATTAGTTGATAATATGTTTGGTGAAAGTTGTACATCTGATTGTGCAACAAGTGGAACGGCAGAGGTAGAGGGTTCAACAATTTATTGGGTGAAAGATACTTCAACAGAAATTATTACATTAACAATAACTGACCCAGCAGGAACAGTATCAACATTATCTGTACCAGTTGGTGACTTTATATTTTAAAAAATTATGAGTTGGACTTATGCATTAGTATTTTTGGCAGGGATGTGCCTGTCTGGTTGCTCAACAACAATGGGAAACTATGTTGAGTATTCTGAGAAGCCTTATACAGAATCCTCTAGAACAGGAGATTTGTTAAGAGGTATACCAGATTTAGACCAAGAAAAAATAACAATTGCAATTTATGATTTTCCTGATAGAACAGGACAGAGAAAACCTAATGATAGATTTTCTCAATTAAGTACGGCAGTAACACAAGGGCCAGAATCTTATTTGATTGACGCTCTTAAAAAAGTAAGTGGTGGTGATTGGTTTGTTGTCGTAGAAAGAAAAGGTTTACAAAACCTAGTTAGAGAAAGACAACTAGTTAGGTCAACAAGATTAGAATATGATGGTGAACAAAAAGCAAATAATGTGTTAAAACCACTAATATTTGCTGGACTTATTATTGAGGGTGGTATTGTCAGTTATGATACTAATATCGTAAGTGGCGGTGAAGGTGCAAGGGCATTCGGTATTGGGGCTTCCAAACAATATCGAACAGACCAAGTGGCAGTTGCCATGAGGGTAATAGCAGTGCAAACAGGAGAGGTATTGATGACAGTGTCAGCAAACAAAACGATTGCAAGTTATCAGACTGGTGCTGATGTCTTTAGATTCTTTGATTTAAGAACTAAAGCTCTAGAGATAGAAAGTGGTGCAGCTGTAAACGAACCCATAGATTATGCTATTCGTTCTGCCATAGAGTATGCAGTTTTGAAAATGGTTGAAAAGGGCGAAAAATTAGACTATTGGAAATTTAAAAAATGGAGATTAGAAGAATGAAAAAAATAATCACAATATTATCAGTGATGTTTATTTCGTTATCAGTTTATGCTAATGACATTTATATAAACCAATCTGGTGCTACATTAGATTTAGATGTAACACAAGATGGTCAAAACAACACAGTAGGTAGTTCTACAACTGCTTCTAGTGTAATTGGTGCCACAACAAACTTGGCGATTACACAAGTTGGTAATAGTAATGTCATGACTTTTGATGTTAATGGTGCAACTTACACAGGTACATTCTCTGTAACAGGTGATAGTAACAATATAGACTTTAATTGTGATAGTGCTGGAAACAACAGTTCTTGTGGAACAGCTACAGCGTCTATCGTTTGGGTAGGTTCAACTAACGATATTGATGTAGATATCGGTGAAACAGCGTCAGCTACTAATGCAACAGTATCTATTACTGGTGCAAGTGGTAGTGATAGCAACACAGTGTTGGCTACAATAGATGGTACTTCAGCAATACTAACATTATCAATCAATGGAGATACAAATAATTTCTTAGTTGATATAGATGGTGATGGTGATGTAAATGGTCACACATATATTCATACACATACAGGTTCTATCGCTGATGTTGATATAACTCAAAGTGGTGTTTATGACAACATGATAACATTAACAACATCTGGTGATAATCACGATATAGACATAACACAAACAGACTAATGAAAAAGTTTTTTATTATGATGTTGCTATTTAGCACTAATGCTTTTAGTGCAACTATAGGTGATGTTATACTACAAGAAGGCACTGGTGTTATAGAAAGAAAAGATGGAGATGAGTTTTCTAGTAGAATAGACTTAGACATCTTTTCTTATGACACAGTGAAAACAGGTCAAGGCAAAACTGCCATTGAGTTTGTTGATGATACAAGAGTGGATGTAACAGAACACTCTAAATTAATCATTGATGAATTTGTATATGACCCTAATACAAAAACAGGCGCCTTATCACTAAAGGCGTCTTTGGGCACAGTAAGATATGCCTCTGGGCAGATTGCAAAAAACTCAAAACAAAATGTAAAAATAAAAACACCAACAGCAACAATTGGTGTTCGTGGAACAGACTTCTCTATGACAATAGATGAGATTGGAAGTTCTACAATTATATTATTACCATCATGTGATACAAGTGGTAATTGTTATGTTGGTGAGATTGATGTAACATCAGACGCTGGACAAGTTATCATGAATCAGGCATTTCAGGCAACAGTCGTGGAAACACCAGACAGTAAACCTATGAAACCTGTAACATTAGAAATAGATGAAAACTTAATCGGTAATTTATTAATCATATCTAAACCAAGAGAAATAGAAGAACAACAAACTAAAGAAAGACTTTCTATAATCGCCAATGCATTAGATTTAGACTTTCTAGAGTTTGAAGAATTAAATGTAGATTACTTAGAAGATGAAACTGAAAATTGGGCAACAGGATTAGATATAGATTTTTTAGAACAAAATTTTTTGGCAGATATTCTTGAACAAATTAATAGACAACTTGCTCTACAAATGAGAAATGAATTTGATAAAGAAAAAACAAAAACAGATGTCACATTAGGTAAAGACCCAGAGACAGGCATTATATTATTAGATGAAGACCCAGATTGGCTTTGGAGTAGAGAAGACGCCGCTGGAAATAAAATAGAACTAAGACTAAACAAAGAACATGGTTATGTCCTAAATATAACACAACAGGATTTTGAAGTCATAGATTACGAAATAGGGGGACCTGAAAATGAAATCACAATATACCAAGCTCAGTAGTTTATTGATGTTATTAATGTTGTTAACTTTATTTGTTTCTCTAAAATCTTTTGCAAATGATGTGACTGTTACAATTACTACAACAGATGGTGGCACTTTTAATGCTGAACAAGATGGTGAAGATAATAATATTGATTTTGACATACAAAGCATGGATGAGTTTTCTATCAATCTAGACCAGACTGGTAATGATAATAATATTAATATAGATGTTGATGGTAGAACAAGTGTTGGGTCTTCCATGACTATCAATCAAACAGGTAATAATAAAAGTTATACAGGGAATCTTTATTGCGGCCATTCATCTTGTTCATTAACAGTTAATCAATGAAAAAATTTTTAACTCATTGGACATTTTCGTTCATAACCCTTATCGCTTTAACTTTTATTGGTTTACAAGAACCTTATGTTAAAGAAATATTAAAACTAAAATCATTTGATATTCTCATACAACAAGAGGAAAAACAAGTATCACAAGACATTGGTATTATCACAATTGATGAAGAGGCGATTGAAAAGTATGGACAATGGCCATGGTCAAGAGATGTTCTTGCAAAAATTATTAACGATTTAAGGAGAGATGGGGTAGGTGTCATTATGATACCTATACTATTTTCAGAGGAAGATAGATTAGGTGGTGATGATATTCTTGCAAACACACTTATAGACAATGGTGTTGTAATCGCACAAGTAGGCACATCACAAATCAATAAAAACTCTGTACCAAGAGGAGTTGCAAAAATAGGTAATCCTTTACCATATCTTTTTGAATGGGATGGTATGTTAGGTCCTATATCAAAGTTAGGACAAAATGCAAATGGTGTTGGTGTAATTAACACAGCGCCAGAGATAGATGGTGTTGTAAGAAGAATACCATTGATTATGAGAATAGGTGAAGAAACTTATCCTACTATGGCAGTAGAAGTAATTAGAGTTGCATATGGAGCTCCAAGTTATCAAGTTAAGTCTGGTGATGGTGGAGTTCAAGCAATAAGAGTGCCAGGTTTTCCAATTATTAATACAGACCCAAACGCTAGAATATGGTTGAGATGGAATAAAACTTTTGAAACCATATCAGCGTCATCAAATGATTTTTCAAAGTTTGCAAATAGACCTGTAATCATAGGAACAACTGCTGAGGGTTTAGGTGGTATCATAGGAACACCAGTCGGTGAACAATATGATTACATGTTATCTGCCTCTACATTACAAACTATGATAGATGGTAAACAAATTAATCGTTATGATGTAAGTTCATTTTTAGAATTAATTTTATCTTTCATTCTAGGTATTGTAGTTATACTGATTGCAAGATTTACACCTTATTGGTTTGTTGGTTTAAGTGTATTATCACTTTATGGCATAAGTGTTTATGGTTCTTATTATCTGTTTAACACACATTTAATATTATCAGATGTCAGTTGGATAATTATTGTAATTACCATAGTTGGTATGCATAGTATCTTTAATAGATTTATTTTAGAGTTTAAATTAAAACAACAAATAAGAAAACAATTTGAAACATATCTAGACCCAAGACAAGTTGCCGTATTACAGAAAGACCCAAGTAAATTAAAATTAGGTGGTGAAAGAAAAGAGATGAGTTTCTTGTTCATGGACATCGTAGGTTTCACACCAATATCAGAATACTATAAAAACAAAGATGACCCAGAGGGATTAGTTGAAGTTATCAATGACTATTTAAATCGTATGACTAAAATTGTTTTAGACAATGGTGGAACAGTTGATAAGTATATGGGTGATTGTATTATGGCATTTTGGAATGCACCACTTGATTGTGAAAACCATGCCGAGATGGCAGTCAAGACATCTATCGAATGTGCAAAAGAAACAGAGAGACTAAAAGAAGATTTTAAAAAAAGAGGATTGCCTGATATTAACATAGGGTCAGGCGTTAATACAGGCACATGTATAGTTGGAAACATGGGTAGTGATACAAGATTCGATTACTCAGTCATAGGAGACGCCGTTAATCTGGCGGCAAGGTTAGAGGCCGCTACTAGAAATTACAAAGACAAAGATGGTCGTGTGCTATCCACATTGTATTCATCCTACACTATGGAAAAACTCAAAGATATAGAATCAGTTGAGATTGATAAAATCAAGGTCAAAGGAAAAGAAGAACTTATCACAATCTACACGCCTAAATGAGAATCATTCTCATTTGAACCCCTAAAAATAACACTTGACAATACTTGCACAGGCTGGTATAGTATACACAATGAGTAAAAAAAGGTCGAAAATAGTTAAATTAGGGGTTGACAATCCTTGTTTGGGCTGTTATAATGGCCACATATAATGAAAAAGAGAGAAAATATGAGAAAAGTCACCCCTAAATTTAATGAATTGAAAGTAGATATGAACTATAAGACAGGTAGTAAATCAGAGAATAACTGCCGAATAGTGACTGCTGGAAGTGAGTTGGACTTAATGTATCAACAGTGTTATGAGGATTACATGAAAGTTCAGAAGTGGAAAGAGAAAACAGAAAAGGATTTAGAGAGAGAGTGGTCAATACATTACTGCTAAGAATTTAACAACAAAGAGGTAAATTATGAAAGAGAGTATACGAAAAGAAATTATGAGCATGGATTTATCAGAGTTGAATGGTCTGATAGATTTTATTCGTGATGTGCAAAATATGAATGCTAAGTCTTCATTGATAGAGGGAGCACAAGTGTATGTAGTTCAAAAGACAAAACGAGAGTTAGGTACGCTTCTAAAAATCAAAAGAACAAGATGTACTGTTGACATAGGTGGTCGTAGATATTCTGTACCAATGTCAATGTTGGAGGCGGCGTAATGTTTCTAGCAAAACCAAAATTAAACAACAGGCGTTTTGATAAAGAATTCAAAACGAAAGATGAGGCAGTCACATATTTAGAAAATGAAACTGGACACCAAATGGCTTTTGAAAAGGTTGATGGTGTCAGAATATATGACTGGGAAATAATCGGCAAACTATTGGAGGTATAATATGGGTGCTGTAAAATCACAAATGATGGAAGACGCTGAAAATATTTTGAATGTGCTTGCTCACAAATTAGTGGGTGGTGACATTACAGAAGATGACGCTTTAGAAATCTTATCTAAACAAATGGAGAATCTAGAAATTCTAGGTTTTGAAAATGAGTATGACGCTATGCATGCTGTATACGATTTGACAAGTGCTGATGTAGGAGGTAGGATTTGAAAGGTAGTTCAAGTAAACCAAGACAAAAGTTTCAAGTTCACAATTATGAACAACGAAAACCTTTTAAGAAAAAACCAAAACAAGAAAAAACAAGTGGTTTAGGTGTTGTAGTTCATAATGATGATATCAACAAAGCACTTAGAATATTTAAAAAGAAAATTCTAAAAGCAGGTTTGTTAAATGAAGTTCATGAAAGACAGTTCTTCATTAAGAAAAGTGAAAAGAAAAGGTTGGCAAAAGCTGCTGGTCGACAAAGATGGTTGAGAAAACTAAAAGAGACGGCAGGACAACATCAATATAAAAATAGTTACAGAAAAAAAATAGGAAGGTAGATTATGGATGTAAAATTATTACGCCTTACAACAGGTGAGGATGTCGTTGCAGAGTTGGTATATGCTGACCCCTCGATGACAACAATCAAAAAACCATTTGTATTAATACCGATGGCACAAAACCCAGGCTCTAATACTGAGACTAAATTATACTTCTCACCATTTATACCATTTGCAGAGAATGAAGAAATGAGTATTAAAGAAGAAAATATAATCACAGTAAATGACCCTAAGTCAGAGATTAAAGATAATTATTTACAATATGTTGGAGCGATAGTTCCAGTTGAAAAAAAGGTGATAACATGATACAAATATTAAAAGAGACTACACAATGGCCGTATGCAAACCATACATATTTTGTGGAGAACAATTCAAAGTTGGTTGCATATATGAAAGAGGGAACAAAGAAAACAATTTGGTTAAAGAAACCTCTATCATTTAGTAAATCAAGAAGAACATTTAAAGTCTTAGGAGAGAGCGTATCATGATAACAGAAGAACAAAAATATGAACATACATGTGACCGAGTGCAAAATGAGATTGAGGCATGTGAGTGGAGAGTTCGAGATATGATAGAACAATCAGGCCTTGATATTAACACCTCAGATTTAAGTCACCATTTTGAAGCATTAAAAAGTCATGTAGAAATAATGATGGAGAGTTCATGACAGACAAAGAAAAAGACAATATTATAATCGGGCCATGGACTGGTGAACCAGTCGATAATAATGCTGACTGGATTAAAAAAAAGTATAATAAGGCATTAGAAAAAAATACTGCTCAAATAAAAATGCAAGGTAAACTTGACAGAATTGAGATATTAACTGAGGATGTCATGATACAATTGATTCATACTTTACGAGAAAATGGTTACAATCTATCAGATGAAAGATTTCTTTTAGATATAGGATTTTTATCAGAGGTTATAAAAGGCACAATATCAAGACAAGAATCTGTGCCACATGTAATTCAAGGATTGGTTGATAATTTAATGACGCCTGATACAACACAAAATGATGATGGTGTAGATGTATATTATTCAAAATTTAACATACCTTTACTACATGAATTAAATGATTTGGCAGTTGAGATAAGAGAGGAAACTCAAACAGAATTAGATGTGGATTTTGAACCAGACACAACACTAGGAAGTGTTTCAGAATGGAATAAAAATAAAGATGAAGAAGATAAAGACAAGGATTAAAACGAATTACAATAGTGTAATCGCCGATATGACTATACGAGGCGTTAATTTGGTCAAATTAAATTTAATTTTCGAAAGGAGAAAATAACATGGGTAGAAAAAAACTATCAAAAACACAAAGAGTGCTTAATGCATTTGAAACAGGTAGAGTAATTACTTGGAAACAATTAAGAAGTCAATTTGATTTAACTTCGCCACAAGCGATGGTAGATAAGTTGAGAAGAGCAGGACACATGATTTATATCAATAAAACTGCTGGTGGAACATCTTATCGTTTAGGTACACCATCTAAAGCAATATTAGCTGCTGGTGTGACTGAGGTGTTGTTAAATGATTCAGCAAACAAAACTATTGTTGCCGCTGGAATCAAAGCACTTTATGGAAATGGAGTTTCATTCGCTTCTTAATTTACAATTAAGATTTAGTGGGGTGGTCTTCGGGCCACCCTTTCTAAAGAGAGAGTTATAATATGAATTTAATAAAAGTTATAGAAAAAGGATTACTAGGTGTGATTGCAATACTCACGATTGTTGCAACCATACAAGAGATAATAACAATATACATAGTAGGCAAAGTTAATCTGCCTGATTTGTTATTGTTGTTTATATATACAGAGGTTTTGGGCATGATAGGTGTATTCTATATGAGTAATAAGATACCTATCACATTACCATTGTTTATTGCCATGACGGCACTATCAAGATTGATAATATTACAGGGTAAAGATATGGAACCCAGCACATTAATCTATGAGGCAGGTGCAATATTATTAATTGCCATCGCATGTTTAATCATACGATATAGACCATCGAATCAGAGTACAGAATTATGATATTAGTTGATATGAATCAAATTTCTTTGGCATGTTTAATGATGTCTTTACACATGAATAAAGGCGAGTTAGATGAGGAAATGGTAAGGCATATGATACTTAATTCTATAAGAGGACATCGCACCATGTTCAAAGAAGACTATGGTGAGATAGTTCTCACTTATGATTCTAGAGCATACTGGAGAAAACAAGTATTTCCACAATACAAAGCGAATCGTAAAAAAGGCAGAGAAGAAGATGGTAAAGATTGGGATGGTATTTTTGGAGTTCTCAATCAGATTAAAGAAGAAATTAGAGAATTTTTGCCATATAAAGTTGTAGAAACTTATGGGGCAGAAGCAGATGATGTAATCGCCATAGTGTGTAAACATTATCAAAATGAAAAAATCTTAATAGTATCTGGTGATAAAGATTTCATACAGTTACAAAAGTATGACAATGTAAATCAATACAGTCCTATCACTAAAAAACATGTGAATGGAATTGACCCAGTTGTCTATATAAAAGAACATATACTAAAAGGTGATAAATCAGATGGAATACCAAATGTGCTATCACCAGACCATACTTTTACAGATGAATTAAGGCAAAGACCCTTGACATCTAAGAAGATAAATAGTATCATGGCTCAAGATTTTGATGATTTAAATGATGAGTTGAAAAGAAATTATCAAAGAAATGACGCTCTGATTAATTTGGATAATATTCCAGAGGAATTAGAACAATCTATTCTAGATGATTTCAAGGGTGCCACTTGTGGCGACAGAAGTAAATTATTAGATTACTTTATGGATAAAAGATTAAAAACTTTAACTGAACAAATTGGAGAATTTTAAAATGGCAGATAATTATACATTATTGTTTTCTGACATACTTAACAAAGTACACAAAGCGAAAACAAAAGCTCAAAAAGTAGAAATACTACAAAGATATGACACACAAGCATTAAGAATGTTATTAAAAGCGTCTTTCGACCCTACTAAAGAATGGGTGATACCAGCAGGTGAAGTTCCATTCAAACCAAATGAAGCTCCAGAGGGAACTGAACATACAGTTCTTGCTCAAGAGACAAAAAAATTATGGCACTTTATCAAAGGTGCTGACAACGAAACAAAACAAGCACAAAAAGAAAACATGTTTATACAAATATGTGAGGCATTATGTGAGGCAGAGGCAAAATTATTAATCGCTGCTAAAGATAAAAGATTACATCAAGTGTATAAAGGTTTATCAAAAGATGTAGTAAAAGAGGCATTTGGTTGGGATGATAATTTCATGATACCATCGCCAGAGAAATATCCACAAGCGCCTGGAAGTGCTTCTGGTATTTAAAACTTGACAAACTCTGTTGAGTTTAGTAAAATGTATTATGATGAGTAGTTTTAAAAAATTCCAGTTCATGTCAGCTCACTCTCTCTCGACCTCATCATATAGAGTTGACATGAACGCCCTAGAGGTTGATTTATTATGACTAAGATTAAAAAGATACCATATAAATTTGTACATGTATATTGGATTGACATAACATCTGATAGTGCATGGCGAAGTATAGAAGATGTTAAAGAAGAAAACTTACCTAGATGTCTAAGTACAGGTTTTTTAATTAGTGATGAGGAAGATGTAATTAGATTGGTAAGTGATTTTAATTTCAAGGAAGATGGTAGCATTGATGAATGTGGCAATTCCACAATCATACCAAAATGTGTAGTTCAAGAAGTCAAAGAGGTTTCTTAAATGAATTTTTACATACCAGATTTTGTGATTTATATCATCGCAGTTTTATCTATGATTATAGTCTTAATCATGATGGGCAATCTAGAGAGAAAAAGAATCAAAGAAGAAAAATCTAAAAATGTTTGAGCATGTAATCAGAACACCTTTTGATATGAAACCAGTTTTTACTCAATGTGAAAACCCAAAGTTCAATGCAAACAAAACTGATTTAGAAATACAAAATCAAAGAAGAATAGAGTTAAGTAATTTAGGTCAAGATATTTGGTTTGAAACAGATGTAGCAAAAGAAGAAAAACTTGCTGAAAGAACAGCTGCTACTTTAGGATTATTTAATCAACACGATGACTATCAATTATTCACAGAGTGTAATAGTATAAAAGATTTAGGTTTAGCGATTGAGGATGATGTCGTTATCATGCACAAAGGTAAATTGGAGGCATGTTTTGTGGCATTTCCATCATCATGGAACGCTGGTGAAAAGGTTGGTAAGACACTAAACGAATTACATGAACCTATTGCTGACAATGAAGCATTACTTCGTGCCTCAGAGGGAATCATGAGAGCGATGTCAAGTGGTCAATCATTTCACAGATACACTTGGGGCATATCATCATTGAGTGGATATAGTAATCATCCATCATATGAAAGACCAGATTTTGATTCTCTGGATGACTTAACATTCAGAATAGAACACGAAAGGACTGCCACAGTCATTAAAGACACCACAGCAGTCTTTCTGATACATGTTGATATATACCCACTAAAAGAGGTTTTAAAGACCGATTTTGGACTGATTAAAGAAAGTATTGACAGTATGAGTGATAATGTGTTAGAATATAAGAATCTAAACAAAGTAAAGGAGTTGATGAGTGAATATATTTTATCTACATGAAGACCCAATACAAAACGCTAAATGGCATGTCGACAAACATGTTGTAAAAATGGTGACAGAATATGCCCAGTTATTATCAACGGCACATAGAATCCTAGATGGTGAAATGTATTATGGGAAAACAGCAAATGGTCGTAACATCAAAAGATGGAGATTGCCAGATAAAAGAGAAGACATATTATTTAAAGCAAGTCATGTGAATCATCCTTGTAATGTGTGGGTGCGTGAAAGTAAATCAAATTATCGTTTGATGTACAAGATTTACATGGCTTGTCTTTCTGAATATACATACAGATATGGAAAGATACATGGGTCAACAAGACCATCAATATGTCTATTGAAACCACCAAACAATATTAAAGATATTGGATTAACAGAATTACCTCAAGCAATGCCTGAGGAATGTAAAGTGCCTGGCGACCCAATACAAGGCTACAAAAACTATTATATAAATTACAAAAATGGATTTGCAAACTGGAAAAACAGAGTGAGACCAAAGTGGTATGATAGAGTTTAATTATAAATTAGATTACAAAAATATTTTATTTAAACCTAATGATAAAAGATATCGCATAGGTCGTGGTGAGCAAGGCGTATTATTAGTTAGACCATATACAAATGACATCTGTAAACACTGGAGATTTAAAACTTTGGATGAGGCAAAAGAAAGTGCCTCTACTATTTTTAATTTATATTTAAAATATAGAAAACAAAAAGACTTCGTAGGTATGGATATGTGTCGTAAGTTTTTAGAAATGGGATTTACAAGAGCAAGAAGATATGCAAATCATCGTGATGGTAGAAAGTATGATAAGAATGGTTATGTGATACCACAAGAAGTAGACGCTCTCACTTGTGAGAAAGCTCAAAGTGCTAAAATACATAAACATGCAAGAGATAGAATTACAAATGATGAAATATATAAGACCATGAGAAAAGAATGGCGTAAAGAGGAAAAAGAACATGCCGACATACACATTTAAAAATAATAAAACTGGTGAAACTTTTGATAAGGTAATGAAGATTGCTGAGAAAGAACCTTATCTAAAAGATAATCCAGACTTATCACCTGTTTTAAATGCAACTAATTTTGTAGGTGACCACATTGTTAAAAAAATGGATGGTGGCATGAAAGAAACTTTACAAAAGATTGCTGATAAAAACCCTAACACGCCATTGGCAGATAGGTTTTCTAGGAGGTCAGCAAAAGATATCAAGAGAGAAAAGGTCGTTAAAAAATATAATTTAAAGGACACTTTAGTTTGAGAAATGAATAAATACTTTTGTGATATAACCAAAATTAAAGATTATACACAGGGGATTGACTAGGGAATGGTCAATCCCTACTTCCTAATATATTATGTTAATACTGAACAAACAAGATTCCATACACGCTGCTACTAAGTTAATTAAATATTTCAAAGACTTTGGGCGTATTGATGATTATTTTCGTGCAAGAAAAATAGAGAGAGTTAAAAATATTCCTGCCTCTCTGCCTGGATTTGGTCTTGAAGATGATATGTTTCAAGATTATGATATGAATCCACAAGACATGAATTTTGAAGTTGTACAAATGCAGTCAAAAACATTTGATACAATGCTTGAAATGATTGCTTCATTTTCGCCTGACCAAGCGCCAGGAAAAGAAATGAAACTAATTGTAAAAGAAAAAAATACAAACACCATCGTTGGTTTTATTAAATTAGGTTCACCATTAATAAATTCAAAACCTCGTAATGATTACTTGGGTGGTGTTCCAGACTTACCAGTTTTTAACAAGCGTGCTATCATGGGTTTCAATATTGTGCCTGTTCAACCATTCGGTTATAATTATCTTGGTGGTAAACTCATGGCTGCAATTTGTAATTCACATGAAGTTCGTAGAATGCTAAATAAAAAATATGATACAGAATTTTGTTTATTTGAAACCACTAGTCTCTATGGAAATATTAAAGGGTCATCCATGTATGATGGTATGAAACCATATCTAAGATACAAAGGTGACACTCAATCTAAATTTTTATTGACACTTGGTGAAGAAATATATTTTGAATTAAGAGATTGGTTTACAGAAAAAAATGGTGGTGAAGATTTGATACACAAAGGCGCCTCATCTAGAAAACTTAAAATGCAAACTAAAATGGTGGGTGTTATCAAAGCAAGTTTAAAAAAACATGACGCCAAGGCACATGAAATGTTTTCTAAAGAAATTGCCAAGGCAGGTGATGTGACCACACAAAAAAGATTTTACATGGGTGAATATGGATATGCAAATGCAAAGGATGTTCTACTAGGAAAGACAGAAACTTTAGTCAAAGCAGATAACTTTGATAGGTTTGAATTAGATGGCATATTCGATTGGTGGAAAAGAAAAGCAACCAATAGATACAACAAATTAGTGGCAGACAACAAGGTTCGTAAGGAAT